GGCGGCACCAAATGCACAGCCCGCGCTTGGGGGGGGGGGGGGGGGGCGCTCTTTGACCTTTTGCTGACCGACCCGCCGTATAACGTAGATTACGAGGGCAAAACGAAAGACAAGCTGAAAATCGAGAACGACAAAAAGGACGACGCGTCGTTTTTCGAGTTTTTGAGTGACGCGTTCCGAAACGCCGCCGAAGCATTAAAGCCGGGCGGCGTTTGGTATATATTCCACGCCGACAGCGAGGGCGAAAACTTCCGCAAGGCGGCGCGCGAACAGTTGGGCAAAGTAAGACAATGCCTTGTATGGAATAAGAACACCATAGTTATGGGTCGGCAAGACTACCAATGGAAACACGAGCCTTGCTTGTACGGCTGGAAAGACGGCGCGGCTCATTACTTCATTGACGACCGAACGCAAGCGACGGTGTACGAGGACAAAGGCATCAACCTAAAAAAGCTCAAGAAAGACGAAGCAATCAAGCTCTTGCAAGACATATTCTCGGACAAACAAAGCACGTCCGTTATTAACGAGGACAAACCCGCGCGGAACGCCGAACACCCTACAATGAAGCCCGTTAAACTGCTTGCAAGATTGATAAGAAACAGCACCCGACCGGGCGAGAGCGTACTCGATCCGTTCGGCGGCAGTGGAAGCGTGTTGATAGCTTGCGAGCAGCTCGGGAGAGTATGCACCACGATAGAGTTTGACCCACGCTACTGTGACGTAATAATCGACCGGTGGGAGAAGCTAACCGGTCAAAAGGCGGTAAAGATACAATGATCGAAAAAGTAAACCCGAGCCACCCCGACAAGATAGCCGACCGCATAGCGGGCGCGCTCGTCGATATGGCGTACATGAAAGACCGAAACCCGAAGATAGCGGTCGAGGTCCTAATCGGACACGGCAAAGCCCACATAATAGCCGAAAGCTCGGTGGTGCTACGCACGGAAGAAATAAACCGCGCCGTGTGGCGAATTGCGGGAACAATCGCGGTTGACTATGTAAGACACAACCAAGATGCGGCGCTTGCCGATAATCAGCGCTGTGAGCTACGCTGTGGCGATAACGGAATATTCAAGGGAATTCCGCTAACGGAAGAAGAACACCGCGCGTCTTGGCTTGCAAGAGCCTTATACGACGAATATCAGAGCGACGGAAAGTACATAGTGGACGGCGACAAAATAATCGTATGCCAAAGCCACGCGAACACGAACGAGCTGCGGCAAAATCTCGCCAAAGGCGGCTGCGGTAAAATCATAGTAAACCCGCTCGGAGATTGGCTCGGCGGTTTGAACGTAGACACGGGAGCAACCAACCGAAAGCTCGGCAGCGATATGGGGCATTCGGTAACGGGCGGCGGCTTACACGGCAAAGACCTATCGAAAGCCGACGTCAGCGTGAATATATACGCATTCCTTAAAGCACAAGAAACGGGGCGACCCGTAGAGCTGTCGTGCGCGATAGGTGATACAACAATAGACGGAAAGCCCTACGCCGAAATCGTAGAGATAGCGAGAAGCTACATAAACGATATCGGCGGCTTTGAAAAGTTTGCCGAGTGGGGGCTGTTCTAATGGGAGGGACCAATGGCAAACGAGAAAAATCTAAAACGCTTCGGCAAGGAGAAACCCGCGCCAAGCAGTGAAGAAGCTGTGAAGAACGGACGCAAAGGCGGCAAGAAGAGCGCCGAAGCACGAGCGCAAGCCAAGACTTCGCGTGAGATAGTGGAGATGCTCGACGGCCTCCCGGTAACGGACGGTAACGGCGAGATTATGACAAGGCTCGGCATACCCGAAGATATGCACACACGGCAAACGCTGCGGCTCTTGAAGCTAATGCAAAGAGCCGAGAACGGCGACGCGCAAGCCAACAAGCTGCTAATCGAGATACGCGGCGAGGCGGCGGCTTCCACCGTCAATTTAGAGATTAAGGACGAGCAGCGCGCGGCATACGACCGAGCGGCGGCGGCTATCAAAGGGGCGAAGAAGAAATGACATTCGACCAAGTGATATGGACGGAGAAAATGCGGGCGATATTCGCGGACGACGCACCGGTCATTCACTTGTGCGGAGCTATGGGAACGAGTAAGACGCTCGTCGGCGGTTTGACATTCTTCGACCGAGTAATGAACGCGCCCGCAAACGTCAACCAATTTGCGATTATAGGCGTGTCGAGCGTACTCGCCAAGCGTAACTTCGTAGACAAAGCCGACAGCTTGTACAACATACACAGAGGGCTGTGCAGCGAGTACAGCGACGGCAACAAGGACGCTGCCGGTTCGCACTTTTGCATCTACGGCAAGTACGGCAAGAAAATAGTGTACATAGCCGGAGCGGACAACAAAGCGAGCTATCAGAACATACTGTCGCTTGACTTGGGCGGCATATTGCTTGACGAGCTGTCGGCGCTACACCCAGACGTTATACGCGAGGCATACGGACGCGTTCAGCGTTTGGCATATCCCGGTTGGCTGATAACCACGACCAACGGCGGCAACCCTACGCAAGAGTTCTACACCGAGCTTGTAAACCACGCGACGGTTATGTTCCGCGACACCGTGCCGAAGATCGAGCTTGACGAAATGGTGGAGGACCGCCCGAGCGAACACTATTACCATTTCAACCTACAAGACGACTGCCCGCACAAGACACCCGAGCAAACGGCGCGGCTTGTCAACAGCTACCCGGTCGGGAGCTTCTACCACTATTCGAAGATACTCGGCTGTCGCGGCTACGCGGAGGGCGCGCTGTATGCGAAGCTACTCGGCGGCGTGCAGCTTGTAAACTTTGCCGACCTAAACCTTAACGCCTTTGAAGAAGTGGTCGCAACGGTCGATGTCGGCGCGAGCGTAAACGGCGAGGACGACAGCAAATCGCACACGATCGTTGCGCTTGGCGGCTATACGAAGCAATACCACCGCGTCGTGGCGATAGCTTCCAAGAAGATAAACAGCATCGAACACCGCGACATTATCACCGAAGCCGAAGCGTGGCTGTATAGCTATTGGCTCAAATTCTACGGCAAGTTCAAAACGATACTGATAGACAAAGCCGACTACAAGCTCGTTAGCACTTGGCAAAATCATAGCCGTTGGCGCGGCAAGGTGAGCGTTCTCGGCTGCGTAAAGACCGATAAATGGCTTTGCCCCGACTTGCCGACAAGGGCTTCGATTAAGTGTCAGCTTATGATGCAAAGCAAGCAATACCCGACAAGCCGCATCGTATGGTGCGACGAGCAAATGCTCAAAGCGCACCGCCAAATTTTAGAGGACAAGGACGGTTCGGAATTAGACCAAGCCGACGTGTGGCAAGACTACGCCGATTGCTTCTCGTATCTCATTTTGTGGCGGTTAGCAAAGATACTCGCGGACGCCACCCGCCGCCCGCAAAACAAAATACAATTCTATTAGGAGGCCCACATGGCAAAACGAAAACAGCCGCAGCCGTTCAGACTGTCGGCGGCAGCAACCAAGAAGCTCAACAAATACCTTGCGGAGATACGCAAGGGCATAGTCAACGTATGCGAGATGCACACGCACGACAGCAACCCGTCCATTAAGCAAGGCGATTTTGAAGAGCTGTACATAGACAAGACGCTCGGGCAAACAGCGGCAGCAATCTCGGTGTCATTGCATTCTATGGTCGACGGCTTGGCAGCCCAAAAGGAAGCCGAAGCCGCAAATCTCAATCACGGCAATATCATACCCGGAAAGGGAACGGAGGACATAACATGAAAGAATTTACCAAAGGCGCGCTTGTAACGGTGGTCGAAGATAACGACCGCAGAATAGCGGACTATAAGGCGAACGGTTGGAGAGAGCGACCGCTTACGCCGAAGCCGCAAGACGACGCGGACAAGCGCATCGACGCAGCTATGCAAGAGGCAAGCGACAGCGAAAGCAAGAGCGACGCCAAAGGCAAGGGCAAGAAAGACAAGAGCAAAAAGACCGCGCCCGACAAAAAGGTGAACGACGCGGTGGAAGCCACGAAGAACGCCGCCGAAGAAAGCGAAGCGGTAGACGACGGACTGCTCACGAACGCAAGCGGGGGTGAAGCAAATGGCTAATGTGCGAAGCGATAGCCGAATTTGCATACAAGACCCGACCGGCAAAATGCGGACGGTTATATGCGAAGAGGACTACGAACGCGGCGGCTATAAGAAGCGCGGGTGGACGGTAGTCAAGGAAGATTGGACGAAAGACCGCGTCATTAAGCCGCCCGTCGACTACACCGCCGAAATGGAATTGCGGAAGCTCGGCAACGGCGCGACATAAGAGAGGACTACACCAATGGGCGAAATCAAAAACCCCTACCAAATGAACCTTATCGAAGCGAACAAAACCAAGCTGTACAATCAAGGGGCATTTTGGGCGTTCAATACGGCGAAATACCGAGCGCTGCTGTCAAACGACCCGACCGTTATCAAACACTTTTACAAGGTCGAGGCGGCGCGGTTCTTTGCCGATGCGTACAAGATAGCCGAGATTAAACGCTCGTTCTACTACGGCGACGACTTCGTGGAAAATGCCGAAGAGTTCTTCGGAATTATACCAATGATATGCGAGAGCATCGCGAAGCTCGTATGCGGTTCGGGTTACGATTTCGACGAAACTGTGCCGCCCGAGATAAAGAACCGATTGCAGCCGATACTCGAAGAAAACGAGTTCGACACGGCGGTTTTGAAAGCGAGCCTTATCGAAACGCTCGGCATCGGCGACGCGGCGTGGCATATACACTTTGACCCCGAAATATCGAACCTACCGATAATCGAGCTTGTACCCGCAGAGCGGCTTGTGATAAAACGCAAGTATAACCGCATTGTGGAATACACGGTCAAGCAGCAAGTGTTTCTCAACGGCGAGCCGCAAGACTTCGAACTGCACACCATATACACACGCCGCAAAAAGGCAGTCAAACGCGAGGGCGTTACACGCTACGAGGACGACGGAATACTTCAGCGACACCGCATATTCAACGGCTCAAAGTTTTGCGATAGAAACAAAGAGCTGAAAAAGCGAGTGTTCGACGCCTACGGCATCGAAGAGAAGCAAGTGCTGCCGCTCGTAGACTTTCCGATCGTCTACTTGCCGAACAACTTAAACAACACGCAAGGCGCGAGCGTTTACGGCAACGCGCGACCCTACGGCGTGGTTTTCGGTTTGGAGAGCGTATCGAGCGCGCTCGACGAGATACTGTCGAATTGCGTAGACACGGTACGCAAATCATTTCCGTATTTGCTCATAGACGAGCAAATGATACCGTCGAATATCGAGGGCGACAAAGACAAGGGAGCATTCAGCACCCGCCGCCATTCGTTCCTTTTGCCGAAGAACGCGAAAGAAGCCGAAAAGCTACTGCAGCAAATACAAGCAAAGCTCAACACGACCGAGTTCGTGGAAAGCGCGAAATTCCAAATCAATATCGCGCTCAACAAAACCGGCATAAACGCGGCGACGCTTGGCTTGCAGCTTTCCGGACACGTTGAAGCGGAGGGAACGCAAAACGCGAAAGAACGCAACAGCATTCGGACGCGTAATTCGTTCGCCGAAGATTACGAAAGGTATTTGACAAAGCTATTTGCTGTGCTTCTTCAATACGAAGATTATATCAACGGCAACACCACCGCGACCGATAGGGCGACCGGCAAAAGCGCGATCGTCGCCGAAGAGTATCACGGCATAAAAGCGGCGTTCCGCAAGTACATAGTGGACACGCCCGAAGAAGTAGCCGAAGTGCTTGCGCGTAAGGTTCAAGCAAACATTATGAGCGTATTCGCGGCTGTCCGAGAACAGCACCCCGATTGGAGCGACGAAGCCGTTTACAATGAAGCAAACCTTATATACGCCCAAAAGAGCAACGAGCTGATACAAGTGGTAGACCCCAACAAACCGCCGCCCAAGAAAACGCCGCCGCCCAAAGAGAACCCCGACGGCGACGACGAGGACGCACAAAAGGACTTGCAAGACAAGGACAACCCCGACGGCGAGCAAACACCCGCCGAATAAACAAAACGCCGTGTCGCGCAAAATACGGCGTTTAGCAACGGTATTCAGCCGCAAGGTTAGATATACAAAAAAATAGTCACCCAGACGTTAACGGAGGAACAAACACAATGGACGGACAAGAAGTTCAGAAACCCAACGAGGGAGAACAAATCACCACCCCGAGCGCAGCGCAGCCGGAGAGCAACCCGCAAGCGGAAGCACAGCCGCAGCCGGAGAGCCAACAGCAAACGCCGCCGCCCGACGCTACGGAAGATCCCGCCGCAGCACAAACGGACACGACGAAACAAGGCGAAGAGGAACCGGCAAAAGAACCGGCGCGGGAAATGACAGCGGAGCAGTACGAAACCTACAACGCAACGCTCCGTCGCGTATCAAAGACCGCAAAGGCAAGTTTGCCCGACCGATACAACGCCTTTGAGGACACAGCGATTAAAACGCTTGTCAAACAGCAAGTGATGCAAGGCATAACGCCGAACGTCAAAGAGCTTGCGGCAAGCGTGGTAACACGGCTGACCCACAAAGACGAACCGCCTACGCCGCCGCCGAGTTCGGAAACCCAAGCAAAGACGGAAACCGCCGACGAGGTAACGAGCCTTAAAGTGGAGAATGCCTTGCTTAAAGCCGGTATAAACGCCGAGCGCATCGAAGCGGCAACCAAGTTATTTATGGCAGAGGGCGCGTCCATAGACAAGGTCGTGCACTTCGTCGCCAAATACCCCGAATGGCAAGCATCGCAAGAGGGGCGAATTACATTCGGCAAGACACCACCCCTCGCGGGCAAAACAGCACCGACCCCCGAAAGCCCGCCCGTACTCAACGACTTTGAAAAAAAGGTCGCCGAGTTTCGGAAGAAAAGGGGGTACGACACCTAAAAATCTTTCATAAAGGAGAACAACAATCATGGCAATCACATTGGGTGATGCATTCCAAAATTGGAATAACGACAGCAAGCTCCCTACTGCGGGGGCAACCGTAGACGGCGGCGTTATCGATATGCTCGAGCCGAATTTGTTTCGCAATAAGGTAATGATACCGGGCGTAACATTTGCGACCGACGTCGAGAGCCTTATGGTCGACAACCAATTCGCGGTTGCGTTTATTCGCAAGCTCGACAAAATCAAGGTCAATATGTGCAAGGCTACGGACGACGAAGCGTTCCGCGTCGTGCCTACTTCGAGCGACGGCAAGTTTATCGAGGTCAAGTGCAACGACGTACTGAAAGTTGCGGAAGTTGTATACGAGCCGATAGACGCAGCGCGCGTGAGCGGCAAGACCGCCGACAAGGTGCAGCTCGCGTCCGAGAGCTACGACGAGATCAAAGAGCTTCGTTATCTTTCGTACCTTATCAACGGCGGCGGTTCGCCCGACCCGACCGACGTCGGCGCGCCCGCTTCGGCGAATACGGAGCGTTGCACGAAAGCGAACGTGATCGACAGCATAATCGACGACCGCAAGGTTATTCGCAAAGCCGGAGCTGACCCGGACACGCTGCTTATAAGCGACGACACCGACGCTGTATTCCTTAAGCATTTGAACGAAAGGACATACTTCTCGGCGGCAAGCGCGACCGAAACTTCGGCGCTCGGTCAAGTGTATATCGGTACGCTGTTCAGCGGTAAGGTAAAGATATTTACGTCGAACGCGCTCGGACAAGACAACAGCGCGCTTGTCGGACTTCCCGAAACCGCACCCACCGACACCGTCAAAAAGGAAGCGTGGGAAAAGGAAAAGGCGCTGTGGGATTGGAGCAATATCGAGTATATTCTCTACGACCACAAGACGCTTTGCATAATCAACGTGGCGCGCTTTATCGGGCTTGTACCGTATGACGCTATTATTCACAATAGCACGCTCATATCGATACTGACCGTTTGCGGTGGGCGTATTCGCAACACGCAAAAGGCAATCGCCAAGAAGTTCGTCGAAGCTCCGGCGAACAGCGGCGGTAACGGCTAAACCACACAACGGAAACAACGGGAGCGGGGCATACTCGCTCCCTTTGATTTCGTTACACCATAATTCGGAGGTAATAATGGAACACAGCGCAGACAATAGAATGAGCCGCTTATGCGGTAGAGCTATGTCGGTGGCGGCAGGCGTGCGCGACAGCTTGGAATACATTTTGGAAGAAATGGAATACATAGCCGAAGCGAACCCCGAGCGCGAGGACATAAAGGCTTGCGTCGACGAAATCAAGACCAAGTGCAAGGCGAGCGAAAGCGAGAATTGGGCGGTGGCTAACAAGTGGAGCGAACACTTCGACGGCATAAGCACCGACAGCAGCGACGCGGACAGCGACAGCGACGGCGACGCGGACAAAAACTAACACGGGAGGTGCGGCGCGATGCCGAGCAGAATTATATCGGTCAGCTACGGACACGGCAGCGCGAGCGGTAAGTTATACGACTACGAAACCGACAAAGAATACCGCACCGGCGATGTCGTAGTTGTACCCGTAGAACACTACCAAAGCCACAAGCTCTATAACACGCTCGCGGTCGTACAAATGACAACCGACGAGGACACGGAGAAGTGGAAACAAAAAGCCGATAACCTTACCACGCCGGACGGAGAGCGCGGCGACGGTAAGAAAATCAAACCAAAGAACGTCAGCCAAAGGCTCGAAATCGCCCAACAGCAAGGGCTTGACGTTTCGAGCCAACGCGACGTTACAGTGCGAACGCTGCCCGGCTACAAAGGGCGCGAGAGCAACGAGAAATGGTCGGGCGGTACGAGCCGCCTTATTTCACGCGAGGAGTGACACCATGTACCAAGACAACGACAACAGCAAGCTCGTGATACCGTTCTATGACACGATACCGAGCAACGCACAATACCCGTGCGATACCGAGCGAATGCGGTACGACAAAGAGGACCACCGCTATTATTTGACGGACGCGGCGATCGAGTATTACGGTATAGACTGCGAGCAGCGCGGCATTCAAAAGCTGATACGGACGGCGACCGACCATATTTACAGCTACATACGGGTAATGGCACAAACCAAGTACAACCTTATGTGCTACCGCATCGCCAAGAGCCTATTCGGGCGCGTTAAGACCGCGCGAGAGGGACGGCTCGAATTCGAGCGTATGCTTGTTAGACAAGCCGAGTACATAAACGAATTCGGCGACGCGAAACGCGCGCCCAAAATGACCGTCAGCCAAGAGAGCGGACGGCTGCGCGATAACGACGTAGATATGTCGTCGGGTTTTTGGCTTGACGACGAGGTTCTTCTTTGGCTTCAAACAAACTACCTTACCGACCCGAACGCGGTCGGTGAGTGGAAAATGAAGCTGTCGGAATATTAAGGGAGCGGACTATGGCACAAACCTATGAATACCCTATGTTCTCGCCGAACGAAAGGGCGAAGCTGTACAAGCGGCTTACAAACGATATGCAGGTCGAGATTAGGAACGGCGAGAAAATAACGGTGCAAGGCAACCGCTACGCTTATATCGGCAAGTTTAAGTGGGTAGAACATACCGAAAAGCAAGACGGCGACGAGCAGCCAATTGACGGGCTTCTGATAGAAAATTCGTATTTGACAATCAAAACGAATTCGCTAATGAAGTTCAGCGAGGGTGACATTATAAAGCTACCGGACGATACGCCGTTCGCGGGCTTTTGGATCATAACGGAGGGTGTGTCGACGGACTACGCCTTTACCCCGAAGCGCATACAGCGATACCAATACTTGCCGCTTTCGAGCGTAGGGTTGAGCTGATATGCAAGAATACAACAATCGGCTACGAATGTGCGACCTTTTTATGAACCCGAAGCTCGCGGGCGTATTTCCGCAGTTCGAGCCGGGCGAGCGCTTACAAAACGTATACTCGTTTGCACAAACCGAAAAGCGCGTGCGCGATTACCTTGTCGCGGCGTTAAACGGCAAAATTACGGCTGACGGCAACATAGCGGTGCAAGGCAAACAGCCCGCCGTTTTGAGCCGTGTACGCGCCTTGCAAGCCATAATCGAGAGCTTTATCAACGATATGCCGAAAGTAGTACAAGCGCTGCGGAAGAACGCGGCGCTGTACTTGCCGTATGCGACATTGAAACAGCTCGAAGATACAAAGACCACCGCCGCCAAAATAAAGGCGATGTGCGCGGTTATGGACAATTTTCAATACAATTCAGACTTGGGCGCGCTTAACAGCGTGAAACAAGAAGCACCCGAACGCTTCAACCGCAACAAGAAAGCGTGGGAGAAAAAGGTCGGGTATAGCGGGAGGCTCAAAAGAGTATGAAAAAAATACACATAACCGCCGACGCGGTGCTTGCGATTATTCGCAGCATATTCGAGGACGAGGACGTGAACATTACCGTCGACGACACGGAAGCACCCGAAACTTGGCAAGGCAAGACCGTTTCGGAAATTCTCAACGTCGAGTATTACACGTTCAAGCATCGCCCGAGTTCTACGCAAGACGCCGTGAAGAATATACTCGCAGCGAAAGGCGAAGCCAACGAGCTTGCCGCGCTTAACTGCGCGTTCGGGCTTTTGACGGTGGGCGAGATCGAGCGGCTATTCTCGAAAGACGTCGACACGGTGGTTTTGAGCGCAACGCTTCAATACTACATACAAACGGACAAAATAAAGCTGCTCGAGTATTTAATCGAGGACTGCAATATTGCGCTATGCGGCTTGCGTATACCGGTACAGTTCGGAAGCGAAACGCGTAGGGCGGTCGTAATTTTCGATCGACCGAATGTGGGCGACATACAGTCCACCGCCCCGTTCGGCGAAATGGCGAACGTAGACGTCGAAGTGGCTATGTTGCTATACCCGGACGTCGCAAGTTATAGCGATTACACGATAAATATCGGCTTCACCGATAACGGCGTAGAGAAGAGCGCGGACGTCCCGCTGTCGAGCTTTTCAGCCGCCGAAACGATGACACAAGATGCAGTACCGAGCATTAAGGCACGCGAGAGTGTGGGTCAAATAAACCTATCACGCGCAACGTCGTTCGTTTTGGTATTCGAGGGCTACAACAACGATTTCATAAACTACATAACAGACAAGGCGCTCACGCCCAACAGTACGGACAACAACGAACCGCTCACGCTCAAGATAACGCGCAGCGTAAAAACCTACACGCATTCGGTAATCGTAAAAGACCACCAAATCACGGTCAATGCCGATACCGGAAACGAAACGCACACGCTGACGCTCGTCAAGCGGGGTATGAAGAATGGCACTACATAGTTTGAAAATTATAGTATACGACGGCGGCAAAACGCGCGACGGCGTATTCGGCTCTGACGATAGCACGGAAAGCGGCGGCAGCAAGAAACAAGAAAAATCGCTTTTGTATAAGGTGCTGAATTATAACAGCACAATCAAAAGCAAAATGAAGAAAGCGACGTCGCCGACAACATTCTTCGCTATACAGCAAGGCATCAGCGTTGCGGTGCAAACCGGGCGTGAGTTCATAAACTACTACGTCAGCGATATAGGACGGTCAAGCGGCGACAGTAACTACCAAGCGATTATAAATCGCAAGATCGAAAAGGTTACGGACGTTTTGAGCATAGGGCAGGGCTTACTATCGGGCGCGGCGGCGGGTTCGGCTGCCGGACCGTGGGGCGCAGCTATCGGCGCGGTTGTGGGCGCGGTTTCGTCCGGTATAAGTTTAGGTTTTAAGTACGCCGAGCGCGAAAGGTCATATTCGCACGAACGCTTCGAACAAAACAATTCGCAAGCATATCAGCTCGCAAGGGCAAACTTTACAGCATTGACCGGGAGGGTCCGCTAATGTACTATTGGCGCGTTTTTCTATGGGAGAACGGACATAAAAGCACCGAATACACGGACTACGCCGTAGCGCCGATATTCCTTGAAGATAAGCTCGACGAAACGCTCGACAGCGGCGAAATCATTTTGAAAAATATGCCGCGCGCATCACGCGACGCATTCCCGCCTAAAACCAAATTCCGGTTGGAGCGGTACATTACCGAGCAATACACCGACACGCCGAAAACTTGGGATTTAGTGGTCGACCACGACGACGTGGAAGAATACGAGGGTTGCCCCGAGATTTGCACGCATCGCATATATTTAACCGAAGCGTCGGTTATAGCGCAAGGAATGCACGTTGACAATATCGCGCTTACATACGAGTTGCAAGACGTAACGCTGAATTATAAGACTACACAAAATAACAACGAGCAAGCTACCGTACTTGTAAGTCCACCGCAAGGCTACGATAGTGCGATACGTCAATCGCAAGATTTCTACTACGTTCTTAACGGAAGCGGCGGAGGTAATATGTAATGGCGAGCTTCAAAAATTCATACCAATACGAGTGGCGAGATACCGCCGATATGACATCAAAGGTCAAGCTGTACCAAAATGCCGCGTTGCCGCTGACGCTTTCATTCACAACGCCGCGCTTAATTTGCCGCGGCTGCTTATCGGAGGGTGGCAGTTGGAGCGATTTATTCGAAATGAATGTCAAAACAACGGTCTACCGCGAAGAAATGCGCTTAGTAGAGCGAGCGGCGGCGGGTATGCACCGCTATGAAATCGTTCCAAACACGCGAACGGTATACAAGACATTCGAGAGCGGGGCAACAAGTATACCCGATGCAAATAACGCCGTATATTACGCTTCCGGTGGGATAGCATACTTGCGCCGCATAACGTCAAATTCAGCGACCGAAAATTCAAAGAACGCCGGGAATTGGACAAACTACTATACAACAACGAGCGCGCTCGCAAGAGTACCGCAAGGCACAAACAGCAAGACGATTAGCTTTAATGTGGAGGCCTTAACGGAGCAAGAGCTTGAAGCGGGCAAGGCGTATATGTTTACAATTGAGTGCGCGGCAAACCCGATAAATACGAGTGCTATGCTGAGTTATTATGAAGCCATGCAAACGGGTACGCAAAATTTCAAGCCTGCGGGATTGGTAACGATTATAAACTATTCGTGGCAAATCTACACAAGAGAAGCAACAGTGGTAGACGCTACGTCTATAAAAGTGATTGCCGCATTTAATTTTCAAGACTTTTCGGTCGTTACGAGCGGCGGTGCGCTTATCACAAAAGGCGTAAAATATTCGTGCTACGATTTATTGCGTAAGGCATTATTGACGTGCGACACATACCTTATCGACAATGACACAACAAGCCTTGATGAGTACGACAATCTCGGCGCACCACAACCGTCCTTGCAACATTCAATCGTATTAGACGAAGCGTGGAATAACCGTCTCAAAACCGCAAAAATGCAAGAAACAATATTCGAGCAAAAAAATTTGTGGGAAGTGCTTTTGCAAATTGGATACTATATACACGCAATACCGTATCTTGATTTTGCCACCGATGGTACGGATCGCTTCGCGCTAAAATTCAAGCAACTCGGCGACACAAAAATGAAGAGTGACGGCAGCAACAAGATTACCGTGTTCAACAGCCGCAACCTTTCGGAGTTTTTTACACAGTATGACAGCTACGTCACAAATCTATTCTCGCCGCAAAACTTGGTAGATGAGTGGGTCGTTCCCAAAACGAGCGACAGTACATATCTCGTATCAAATAATACCGCCGAATTGCAATTGACGTACGGAATGACGGAGATTATCGATTTCGACATATCTATGAAATTGCCGAATGGAGTGTGGGACACGCGATCTGCACTTGAAAATTTGTTCGAAAAATCGATATATGATATTTTGAGTAACGACAACCCGTACCAAGTTTACCCATGCAAGGGGGCGGCGTTGTACTACACGTTAGGCGATAGTAAGATACAAGGCTTGAATTTCGTACCGCCGAGCGCAAATCCGGGCTTGCCTATGGCTCTTAAGCGCATAGTTCAAATTGTATGGCAAGGAACGACGATTGGGGATATTGCAAAGTTGCGATATAATGAATTGAAGTTCCATGTAAAGTATCGTACGCAAGACACGGTGAGATTGACACAAGTGCGCCCGGATTTGCAAAACTTCATGAAAAACAGCTCGTATGAGAGTTACCCGCATCACGAACAATACTTCGGACAGCAAGACAAGATTATTGACAGCGAGCGTTTTTCGGCAAACCTTTTCGGTAAATTGATACGAGTTGGCAACGCCATATATCAGCGGCAAGAGTGCGCCGATGACGGGAGCGAAAAAGAGAGCGGCGACCTTGTGAGTATAAACGGCGACGATTACTATGTAACGGCGGTCGAAAACGAATACTACGCCGATACAATTTTGCAAAAAGTAACGTATTCAAAAAACTTCAACCAATTGGCGAATATCGTTACAATACCGAGCGAGCCGCGCTTCTACGAAGTGAGCGAGAGATCGAAAATTCGGCGTGAAATGCGTATTATGGAGTTTTTCGAGCTATCTACCGCGCCGCCGAGCAGTTCCGCCACGCCGCGATATTTGAATTCCGCCAAATGGAAAGATTTTATCAAAAACCTTATTTTCAATAAAAACACCGTAACGCTTCCCAATTACGCATTTACAAGATTTAAGGCGGACAAAAAAAGAACACATACGGATAGCAACGGTTTTGGTATAACAAACGATAAACTCTTTCCGTCAAGTTTGCTTGACCGTACAAGCCCCAACGCAGTATCGCCAAAGCCGCCAAGCGATCATTCGGATTGCATCGTCCCGGTACTACATTATCCGTTGCATGACGGTATAGTTTTTGAGTGGGATATGGTAGACAATTTCAAAGCGGGGGACTTCGTAGATAGCCACGAATACAGCACAACTACAAACGATGACGACGCAGCATATTTATCAATGCAACCATTCCGCTATGTTGACGTTTTGGGGCGCGCGGATTTGATGACGTTTCGACTTTTCTCGAAAACCGATTGGACGTTCGAGCAAGCGCAAAAATTGCCGCAAGCGATTGTATCGATTTCAGACAGCGACAGCATTGTGAGAGTGCCGGGCGGCGAAAATTGGGGAATTGCGCTCGATAAAGACTGCCGCGAAGAAATGTCATTTAACTATCAAATCAATTTGCTTCATAGGCAAACACCCACGGAGGCAAACGACTTTTTCACGTTCCCTAATTTGTTCGGGCAAAAAGAAAGCCCGCTCAAAGTTTGTTTACTGAGCGAGCCACAAAGCCTATTCAACGAAAACATTAACCTTTCGGCGGCGGACACGTTAGACGACGACGTAGGTTATAGTTTTTACGATGCGAGTAATGGCGCGATTGGAATTCGTTTTACCCCGAAAGCGACAACAAATTTACAGCAAGTAAAGGCGGTGGTTTTCTATGAAGAGAGTGCGCAAGGCAACCGAAACGCATATATCGTCAAAAACATATCCGCGCTTACTGTCGACGGCAAGTTGCCCGATTGGTATATATATGCTGTCTATAATTCGTGATTTCGGAATAGCGCAATCGCTTTGGGAATGGCAAGTGCGAGAAAAGACGTATAAACCGCCACGAGAAAAGCAAGTAAGCAAATGTTTTGAGTGATACCTTGCGTTTGCGACTTGATAAAGTTTTCAATATCCATTCCGGGGAAAACCTCGGCAGCGTTCGGCGCTTTGTAATACGAAAGCTGTTCAATAGCATTACTTGTATATTTGATAAGAACGACAGCAAAGTAAATAAATGCGGCAGTACAAGCAACAACCCAAGCGATAAGAAAAACCTTTTTTACAATAGGCTTCATAAAACCACCGCCTCGGTGTTTTGCAAATAGGGCGTTACGCTACTGAACAATAGCTTTTCATCGTAACGAGTTATTCGAGTATAAAACACCAAACGCCCGTTATCATCAAGGCTACAATTGGGAACGTAGTGCTGTTGCCATATTGCTAAATCTTCCGCATCGTAACTTTGCCACCCGGACTTATACGTTTCGGTTTGTATAATTTGAAACCAACCATCTCCGCACGGCGTCCCGTAAAGTTCTATTGAATGGACGACATACGTTGAGTTGTCGCCGTGGTAATATGCTAACCAATTATAGTATTTTGACTTCTTCTCGCTTTCGGAATGCGATGCGGAAATAGAAAGCGTTTTGCCCGAATTGCTATCGTACGAAATAGTCCAATTTGTATCGTTTACAGTTTCGGCGCGCGTGATTTCCACGACGGGCGGCTCGTGCTGTTGCGGCGGAGTATCGCCCCCGCACCCGACGAGCGCAAGTGCAAAAACCGCACACAACGCAAGACAAACAAATCGGCAAAGGCGGTTAGAGCTTAAAAACCGCGGGGGGGGGGGGGGACTATTTACTATTTTTTTGTTTTTCATAAAAACCACCTCCGAATGGTGGTTTTATTATAAAAAATTCATACCAAAAAGTCAAATCAAATCGGAGGTAAATCAATGAAAGAAATTCAGCAACTGCGGCGAATAGCCGTACAAATCGGCGTAAGCGGTACGGCGATCCCGATAGCCGAAACGCGCCTATACAAAGGCGGTTACGGCTTCGTGGTATTGCAATGCTATGTGCCGAACACGCAAAACCGCTCGCCGACCACAAGTCCGTTGTGTACGGTAGTCCGAACGACGCTCGACAAGTTCGGCAACCGTAAGCAATTCAACAAAGACATTTACAATATGCTGTATACGACCGACGCGGAAATCGAAAATGCAAAATATATGGTATTCGAGTGCCCGCTCCCGAAAGCGTTTACCGATACCGTGGGCGAGCTTGAAATCGTATTTACGTATTCGGAGCTAAACGCCGAGAACAAAGCCGCGTCGCGGCTTGCAAGCGGCATATACCGCACAAACATAGCCGACAGCGACGTGTCGAGCGGCGAAACGGTTGACCCCGTAGGCGGCGAATTAGCGCGGTTAAACGATATGACCGTAAAAGTCGAGCAGTTAGAGGACAGCGTTGACGCGCTGCTGCAGCCGCCCGACAACAGCGACGCGGACAAGGTCGGCACGCCGAGCGTGTCGCTGACGGACGACGGACGGCTCAAATTCAGCGAGTTGAAAGGCGAAAAAGGCGACACGGGCGAGTTTGCGGTCGGCAAGGTAACGACCGTCGACTACACCGAGCCGGCGGCGGTCAGAAACAGCGGCACAACGAGCGACGCGGTATTTGATTTCGATATACCGCAAGGCAAGCCCGCATTTATCAAGATAGGCAAGGTCGTTACGTTGCCGCCCGAGAGCGAAGCAATGGTCGTAAACGTAGGCACGGAGAACGACCCCGTATTCGATTTCTATTTGCCGGAGGGTATCGGCTTCCGTATAAGCAAGACATACGAGAGCATAGAAGCAATGAACGCGGGGTTCGAAACGGACGACGTGCCGCAGTACGGCTTCGTCATAATCGACACCGGAAACGTGGACGACGCGGACAACGCCAAGCTGTATATCAAAAAGCCCGACGGTTACGAATACCTTACCGACCTATCGGGCGCGCAAGGTATAAAGGGCGATAAAGGCGACAAGGGCGACACCGGAGAGCCGGGAATAATGCTGCCGGTACCGACGGGCTTCTTTCGTATGGAAGTACGCCCCGACGGGCATTTGTGGCTCGTATCGCCCGATATCGAAGAAAGCCCGATGCATGTTGACCGCGACACTGAAAGCCCGACATACGGGCATTTAATCATAGAATTTTAATTTTTGGAGGTAATAAAAACTATGGCACAATTTGACTTGGGGAACGTAATCGGACCTCGCGGGGAAAAAGGGGAAAAAGGCGATCCGGGACCTCGCGGGGAAAAAGGGGAACGCGGCGAGCCGGGTTATAGCGTATTGGTAGAGCTGTACGGCGTTCGCATCGATACGACCGACAGCAACCCCGAAACGTGTTGCGAATATACCGACGGGGCGGCGGGCGCTGTACCGGCGAGCGGCGGCAACGGTGCGTTTAACGGCGGCAGTTGGCTGTACCGCTTCCCGTTCAACAAAATAAAGCCGTGCTTATTCAAGGACGGCGCGGTGGTCGGCTACTTAAACCCGGACAATTTCGCGCAGTTCGAGGACGGAAGCGCGGCTGATATTTCGAGCGGGGCGGCGGGCGACGTTATGATCGAGATACCGAAGTTCTACTACAAATTCGAGCGCGTGGGGAAATATTTAGAAGTTAAAATCTCAAACGTCTACATGGAGGGCTTCACCGACTACGCATTCAGCTACAAGGGCGAGGTTAAAGACAAGTTCTATATCGGCGCATACTTGGGCTATAAAGACAGCGGCGGCAAGCTGCGTTCGTTGACCGGCAAAACGGTTACAAGCAATATCACGATAGGCGCAGCGCGAACCGCCGCCCAAGCCAACGGTGCGGGCTATGAGCAGCTTTCGTTTAATAAGTTGACCGCGCTCCAAGCGCTGTACGTCATAATGTTCAAAAACCTAAACAGCCAAGCTGCGCTTGGGCAAGGTTATACGAACGCGAGCGCATACCGCGATACGGGCGCGACCGACACAAAGGGTATGACCTACGGCACGACCGGTAATTCTACCGCCGACGATACCGTCAAATTCTTAGGTATAGAAGATTTCTTCGGAAACCTTAACCAATGGATCGACGGATTTATGACGGGCGACGGAGCTATTAAACTTGCCGACGGCGATTATAACGACGCCGGCGCCGGGTACGAAGCTCACCCGATAAGCATAAGCGTATACGGCGGCAACCCTAAGATAGCAGCCGGCACTAACAAACTCGGTTTTGCGCCGAGCGAGGGCGGCGCGAGTACGTCAACCTACTACTGCGACTCAATGTTTTTGGTAACGACTTTGTCCGGCTGTGTTCCGTGTTTCGGCGGCTGTCGGGCGTATGGCGCGGTTGCGGGGGCGTTCTATTTCGATTGCGGCTATTCGGCGTCGAGTGCGAGTGCGGATGTCGGCGCGCGCCTTTGCTTTTGTGGCTGATTGCCCAAGAGCGGAAATGTACAACAAATAATTTTTTGCGGCGTTGATAGACCGGCTATGTTCCGTGTTTCGGCGGCAATCGGTCGAATGACACGAATGCAGGGACGTTCTATTTCAATTGCAACAATTCGGCGTCGAATGCGAATGCGAATATCGGCACACACCTTACTTTTGAAAAAGAAATTTTTGGCAAAAACCGCCGGAGCCTCTTGGCAGAATATAAAAAACCATATACCGAGTTAGTAGAGAAATCGAAAGCCCGGAAAGGACACAAAAGCCACTATGAAAAGATATGGCAACCTATTCGAGAGAATAGTGGACATAAACAACATTGTGCGAGCGCACTTAAACGCGCGACGCCACAAGACAAGATACAAAGAAGTACGACGCGTAGATCGCGACGTTTTGGGCTATTGTACAAAGATACGGCAAATGCTAATCGATAAGACGTACACGACGTCGGAATACCATATATTCGAGATAGAGGACAACGGGAAGCATCGAGAGATTGCAGAGCTTCCGTATTACCCCGACCGAATAATTCAATGGGCGATTATGCAAGTGTTGGAAGAACCGCTTATGAAACACTTTATACCGACGACCTACGCGGCGATGTCAGGCAAGAAAAAGTGGAATAAGAAATTCAAAAAGCGCATCAGCGAACGAGGTCCACACGCCGCCCTTGCGAAGTTGCAAGAGTACGCGGAGGACAAGGACAACACGCGCTATTGTCTAAAAATGGACGTCAAAAAGTTCTTTCCGAATATCGACAAAGCGATACTCAAATCGTTGCTACGGCGAAAGTTCAAAGACAAAGACTTGCTGTGGCTATTGGACGATATAGTGGACAGCTACGACAAAGGCAACCCGAAAGGAATACCAATCGGGAGCTTTACAAGCCAATACTTCGGCAATTTTTACTTGTCGTATCTCGACCATTGGGCGAAAGAGCAAAAGCGCGTAAAATACTATTTGCGCTATATGGACGATATCGTCATATTAAGCGGCGACAAAGAATACTTGCACCGATTACGCAACGAAATCGCCGAGTATTTAGCAAGCAATCTCAAATTAACCATAAAGGAAAATTGGCAAGTGTTCCCGTCCGCTGTGCGCGGTATAGACTTCGTGGGCTACCGATATTTCGGCGAGTTTACGCTATTGCGGAACAACACGAAAAAGCGGTTGAAGAAAGCCGCAAAACGACTACGCCGCAAGACCGAGCGCGGCAAGCGACTGAACCTATCAGACCGTAGCACGCTCGGATCGTATAACGGCATTTTGAAATGGTGTGACAGCACCCGACTAAAAGATAAAACAATCAATCTATTTATTGGAGGTAACAATGGCAAAAGTAAGAGGGTCGCAAGACCAAAAGCCGCTTGAGCTTGAATTCGGAAAAACTACCGTATACGAGCGCAAGAACATTCGCCGCATTGACGAACCGGACACCGAAGAGCAATTCGGCTTTCACGGGTGGGAATACGACGAAACACAGTACACCATAGAAGAGTGGTACAAGCACGACAGCTTGAACAATAAGCTCGCGATCGCCGAGCTTGCCGCGCTGATAGCGGGAGGGACCGACAATGGTTAAAATATACGTTGACCTTATACACGCCGGGAAAATGACACTCGACGAAGTGCCGCAAAAATGGCGCGAGGCCGTAGCCGTTGCGTTGGAGGAATAGCCTATGCGGTACGAGCTTATAGACAATTCGGACGTCGGCGTTATAATCGACCCGACCCCCATATTACGCGATATAAAAGACACGTTCGCCGTGTCTTTTGTTTTGCCCGATGCGGGGGTGTATGTTGCGCTGTTCCGCGACGAGGACGGCGTGGAATATCGGGTGACAATAGCGGACGGCGCGGCGAAAATACCGAAGCAGCTACTTACAAAAGAGCAGCGCATCGGGCTGACGGTTTGCGAGATATACGACGACAAGATACTGCGGTCGTGGGTTTGCCAAACACTCAAGGTCGGCACGTTCCTATCGCTGCGAAAGACCCAATGGCAAATCACGGCGGGAACGGACGACAAAGAGCTGTACGCACGGCTTGCGGAGATAGAGAGAGCCAACGCAAAAGAGCGCGCCGAGTATAAGGCGCTGCTTGCGGCTTTCGACACGCTCCAAGCCGAATATGACAGCCACAAGGCGGCAACCGCCGAAGCCGAAGAAGAACGCACCGCGCAGCTTTCCGAGCTAATAAAGGCACTTGCAAGCGTTAAAACGGCAAACGAAACGCTCGCCGCCAAGTACAACGAAGCAATAGAAACAATTAACAGCCATTCCGAGCGAATAACCGCGCTCGAAAAAAACTACGACCCGACGGTTATCGGGTAAATTTTGGAGGTACAAAACATGGACTATGTATGGGGCATAATCGAGCCGTATGTTAGGGCTATACTTGAAGCGATTATAATAGGCGTCAACATATTTATTATCATTCGCAGCTACACAAAAAAGACATTCAATAAAAACTTTTCGCTGCTGAATGATACATACAACGTAGACACATTCAGTCAGCGCGTAGCCGAAAAGTTGGCGGGCAAAACGCTGAATATCGACGTAACGGCAGTTACGGAGAAATCGCTCAAAAAGACCGCCCAAGCGTTAGACAAACGCATCGAAAAAGTAGAGGACACGGTCGGCGCGGTCGCACCTATTTTGATAGCGATCGCCAAAGCGCAAATCAAACTTAAAGCATTGAGCGACGGGGAGCGTAGTGAGCTTGCAAGCGCGATAAGCCTACTCGAAAAAGGCTACAAACCGCCCGAAGCAGACGAGGTAATGACCGTCATGCTTACACCGATAGAATTAAACCAAGAGCCGGTCGAGATAGGCGAAGAGCCGACCGACACGGACGGCGGCGTGAATTTCGGAGGGCTTGACACAAAATGAAAATGACGAAGAAACGGCTCGCGTTCTTCCTTTTGCATTTGCTGTTTTCGGCGGTCGTTCCGATCGTGCTTGTAATAGTACGATACAGCACGATAACGAACACGAAAGCGGCGATCGGCTTCAAAATATCTATAACCGGCATCTTGCTTCTGATATTCGTTTTTTGGGTAATCAAAAAGCTAATCATAGACAAGAAGCTGACCGACCTTAAAGCGCAAGGGAATATTATGCTTGCCGACCTAAAAACCAAACAAGACCCCGCCGAGCTTGCCGCGATAGAAAAAGAGCTGAAAAAGATAAAAACAACCGAAGCACTGTTTGGCTCGATAATTCCGCTGCTGTTTATTGTAGCGGCGGTAATCGCGTTCAAAGCCCTTGAAGCGCAGCTCGTAACATTATCGGCGACGCTCGGCTATATCGGCATCAGCTACGCCGTGGGGCTTGTATTCAACGTATTATATTCGCGCGAGATCCACGCGAAGAACGGAGGTGCCAATGGCAGCGAATGAAAAAGAGCGCATGGAGAAACTGAAGCTCCGCGACCTTAAAAACAAATTCAATTATCGGCAATTTTTTATGGTTGCCGTTTTGCTTTTCTCGACCGTAGCCGACATATTGATAGACTACGTTCACGCAGGGTTCGATCCGGCGATATTCAAAGACCCGTCGTATTGGATTATGCTTGCGCTAACGGGTTTGTCAATCATTTTGGTAACGCTTTCGGTGCGCGACTTCTTCCGCGAAAAAGAGTTGCGCGAGAATGCCGAAGTTGTGGAAACGCAAAAGAAGCTCGACTTCGCGCACGCCGAGCTGATACGCCTTGACTTAACAACGAGCTTCGAAGAGTATGTGAACACCGAGAACGCCGAGCGCAAACTTAAAGCATACCGGGCGTACATACAGTTTAAGCTCTCCAAAACGAGTAAAGACAAGGCGCGCGCAAAATGGCAGAAGCTACTCGACCAAGCCGATGCCGATATCGAGTTTTTACCGGTGCGCGGAAACACAATCAAGCTGTCGAGAACGCACCACATAAAATACAACCGCATTCGCATAGCGACTATATTCAGCCGAGCGGAGCGAGCGAACAGTGACGATGAGAATATGGAAACGAACGAACAAGCGCATATCGGCAATCTTGTATTCAGAAAGCTGTTTATGCTTTTTTCGTTTTCGATCGCGTTTAGTACGCTATTCTTCGAGCCGAATGCGTTTGCGGTGGCAATTTTGGTAAACACGTTCACAAAGCTATTTCGTACAGCAATGAGCGTATATCTCGGCGCGAGCGACGGTCAGTCGTTCGTGCGCGGTACGCTTTTATCGAAAATGAAGCTACGGCTTGACTTTATACAAAAATTCCTTGAAAAAGAGAAGAAAGAGCGCGGCATCGTAGCGGCGAACACAGCAAAAGCGGTTGAGTAATCAGCCGCTTTTTTCTTTTTTGCCTATTGACAATATCACGGGGGCGTGATATAATTGCAAAACGGAGGTATAAAACCAATGAGAAGCGAAGCACAAAAAGCCGCCGATCGCAAGTACCGCGAAGCGCACAAGAACGACAGCGTGAAATGGGGTACGCGACTTAAAGCTGAAGAAGCCGCCGTCTACGATGCGATACTGCAGCAGCACAATATGAGCCGCGCGGAGTTTATACGGCGAGCGTTTGAAGAATTGCAAGGGCGGTAACGATATGAAAGGGGTCAAGTTCACAGCAAGAGAAAAGAAGCGCATACTTGATATGTGGCTCGTAGAGCATAAACATTGGCTATACGTTTGTCGCAAAGAAAAGTGTACGCGCGTCAGCCTTTGGCGGTGGAAAAAGCTATATGACGGTACGCTCGAAAGTTTGGAGAACAAATCGAGCCGACCGAAAACACCGCACCCGAACAGCCAAACGGAAGAAGAAAAGCGCGAGATACAGCAAGTAATGGACGAGAACCCGACAATGGGTTATACCGAGCTGTACGGAGAGCTGCGGGCAAAGTACGCATATTCGCGGCACTATATGACTATGTACAAATACATACGCAAGCAATGCTTACGCCCGGCAGAAGTATACGAACAGTATCTACCGCAGCCCTACGACACGCCGGAGATGCTCGGGCAAAAATGGCAGCTCGACGTGAAGTTCGTGCCGCTTGAATGCGGACGCGGAATATTCAGGACGGAGCGGTGCTTCCAATACACAATGATAGACGAGGCAACGCGCGAGCGGTTTATATACGCATACAAAGAGCATAGCGGCTTCTCAACCGTCGACTTTATAAAGCGGGCGGTTGTATATTTCGGCTACGCACCGATTGTAATTCAAACCGACAACGGCACAGAGTTCACAAACCCGAAAGGAACGGGTGAGGGCAAGGTTCATGTCGCCGACCAAATAATGAACCGGCTCGGCATAAAGCATCAGCTTATTAGACCGTACACACCGCGACACAATGGAAAAGTGGAACGGTCGCACCGAACCGACCAAGAGCGATTTTATAACTTCTTGCAATTCTCGACCTTTGAAGAGCTACAAGACAAAATGCGCGAATGGCTAAACCGATACAACCGCAAGCCGCACACAGCGCTCCGCGACCGCAACGGCAAAATGGCGATGCAAAGCCCGCTCGATAAACGCGCCGAGCTTTTGCAAATGCTCAAAGAGGGCGCGATTAGCGGCAAAGTTCGATTTGTAAAGAATTCCGATCGCGCAGCATAGCAGCAGCACCCGGCGGCGCGCGCCGCCCTTGCTTGCAAGCAAGGGCGCTTTTGTCACGCCTTGAAACAGCGAAAACGGTTGACCGATACGCTGAAATATGGTATGATAGGCGAGAACAACAGCAAAAAGCGGGGTAAAACCGCTATTCTAAAATATTTCTAAAAATTTTCTAAAAAAATATGAAAAAGTATGCTAAAAACGCTTGACTAATTTGCATTGTTGATTTAGAATAGGTTTGTAACATTCGTTACAAGCCTTTTTTGATAGGTTCGTAGCAAATGCTACGAGCCTATTTTTCATTTTTGGAGGAAAGCATGGAACAAATAAACGAAGCAACGGCGCGCGCGGCGAAAGACGCAAACAGCTTCAGCGACTACATAGAGGGCAGCGCGACAGCCAATTACAACGCGAAATGCGCCGAAGCCCGCGAAGCAGCGGAAGAGCGCAAAAAAGAAGTACCCGAAGAACGCCACGCGGAGCTTGACCGCCTTGTGGAAAGATATTGCACGAAGTTAGCGAGTTGGACGAACCGCAACAACGCAAACGAAGCGAGTTGCCCGTCGGTAATGATCAGCGGCGCCGGAAACTTCCCCGTCAAGAAAAAGGAAAAACAAAACGCGCGGCGCGACAGCCTTATGCGCGAGTACAACGAGATAGCCGCGATTTTAGAAAAAATCAAATCTTACGGCGTGGGCGGCTTCCCGATACTTGCGGGAGATGCGGACGCGATCGAAAAGCTCAAGGCGAAGATTGCAAGCGCGGAAGAAGCGCAAGAAGCAATGAAACTGCATAACGCATATTACCGCAAACACAAAACGCTGAAAGGCTGCGAGGGCATATCGGACAAGCTCGCCGAACAGCTTGACGCGGTCATTCCTACAACGCTTGAAAAAGTGCCGCACGCCGGGTGGGAGCTTTCAAACAACAACGCTAATATAAAACGCATGAAAGAAAGGCTCGCCACGTTAGAGCGCGAAAAGAACACGGAAGCAACCGAGTGGGTGACCGACGGGCTTAATTTGACGGTCGTCGAGAACAAAGAAATTATGCGATTGCAAGTTATATTCGAGGACAAGCCGAGCGCAGCAGTTAGAGAGCTTCTGAAAGGCGCGGCGTTCCATTGGTCGCCGAGCCAAAACGCATGGCAAAGGCAGCTTACGGACAACGCCCGCTATACGCTTAAAAACATTTTGAAGAAGCTGAAAGAAAACGCATAACCCCGCTGACGAGTCTTTGAAAATTAAGACGAAACGACCGCGCTCGGCGCGGCGTTCGGGGCAACCCAAATACGACAAGGAGGTCAAGCAATTTATGGGCAAGGGCAGCACATTGAGCAAAGAAAAGCGGTTCACGCTGTGCGTTCCGAAAGACACGTTCGACAAGTTGAGCGAGCGCGCCAAGCAAGAGCAAACGAGCGTGAGTGCCGTAGTTAGAAAGCTCATTATTGACGGTTTGGCAAAGGCGTAGCGAAAATTTACAAGGGAGGTCATTATGCCGAAATATAGAGAGCTACGCGAACAAAAAGGCTTGCAAGCCAAGCAAGTGGCAGATGCGGCAAGCATCGACGCAACAATGTACTCGCGGTTTGAGAATTATCGAGCTTTACCGATACCGACCGACTTCGAGCGCATAACCGAAGCGTTACAATGCTTGCCGACCGACATTTACACGCCCGAAGAGATCCGGCTTATACCGAGCGCAAACACCGCGACGGAAGCGACCGGTGGGGCAAAAGCAATCAGAGAAACGACCGAATACAAAATGACGGTACGGCTCAACAATGACTGCCGCAAGGTATTGACGAGAGAAGTACTGCAGCAATGCGGGTTCAAAAGCATTAACGAATGGGTGATCTATTGCGTGATGCAGCTCAAAAGCCAATACGAAGCGGCAAACAAAAAAGCTCCGCAGCCTTACGCGACAAGGCACACGGAGCGGTTGGAAACAAAGCAAACTACCAACGCACCAACCGGTGCCATTCTATCACAAATAAACCCATTTGTCAAACAGGAGGACAAACACATGGAAAAAGAAAAGCAAACTGCGGAAGAGGCGAAGAAGCCCGCCGCCACCAAGAAGCCGGCGAACGCGAAGCCGGAAGAGAACAAACCGTCGGCGCGCAAAAAGACGCTGTTCGAAAAGATACAATGCGTTCGCGTAGGGCTGCAAAAAACGGAAGTGAAAAAAAGCGGCAAAATGAACGGACGCGAAAGCAAGCCGTACCTTGAGTTAGCCGACTTTACCCCGCAGCTCAACGAGCTAATGCTCGCCGAGAGATTTACGGCGATTGTCAATTTCACAGCCTCCGAAGCGACGCTTACGGCATACGACTTCGACAGCGAGCAAACATTCACGATCACAAGCCCGATGCGCGAAGTGAAAGTGACGGGCTGCAACGATATGCAAAATCTCGGAGCGGTCGAAACGTATCAGCGCCGTTATTTGTATATGGCTATGTTCGATATAGCAGAGAGCGACATATTGGACGGCGGCACCGGAAACGGCGAGAACAGCAACGGCAAGCCGAAAGCGGACAAGCCGTTCGAGAAGCCTACACCCGAGCAGTTGAAAGAGGTCCAAGCCCTTAAAATGGACTTGAACAATATCGCCGCGCATTTCAAAAAGAGCGTCGACGAAATCAGCAAAGAAGAGGTCGCGGAAGCTATCGCTATGCAAAAAGCCGCTATCGCAAAAGTGGAAGCGAAAAAAGCGGCACAACAAGCGGCACAACAAGCGGCACAACAGCAAACCGAAAATGCGGAGGGAAAAGCACAATGAGAGTAGTATTCAACGAAGAACAGCATACTTATTGGCTCGGCGATAAACGGCTTATAAGCGTTACGCGCCTTTTGAAGAAACACGGGCTGTCTACCGATTATTCAGCAGTAAACCCGGACGTTTTGGAAAAAGCCGCGAAAAAAGGTACAGCCGTTCACAGCGAGATCGAAGAGTATATCAAGAACGGAGCGGTCGGATTTACGCCCGAATTTATGGGCTATCTCGACCTTGTGGACGAGATACAATTCGCGCCCCAAGAAAGCGAAATCGTATTACCGAGCGGCGACATACCCGACACCGAAATCGACAAGTATATCATAGCGGGAACGGCTGACCTAATCGGCACGAGCATTTGCGGCTCGACGCTTGTCGACATTAAAACCACGCAAAGAGTGGACGTGCGTTCTTGCGCTTGGCAGCTCTCGCTGTACGAACGGCTTGCGGGCGTAAAGTTCGACAGAATGTTCATATTCCACTTGCGAGAAGAAGCGTCAAAGATTATCGAAATCGAACGCATACCCGAAGCCGAGATTGACCGACTGCTCGAATGCGAGCGCAACGGCGAAATTTATCACGAGCCGGGTCTTGTGGTCGAGGGTGACCTAATAGCGTGCGTGGAAGCAGCGGAACGCGAGCTTAAAATAGCGGAAGAAGTGCAAAAGAAAGCGAAAGAAGTATCGGACGGTTACCGTCAGAAACTTTACGAATTTATGACCGCGCAAGGCATTAAGACGTGGGAAACGCTCGACAAATCGATGCAAATTACACGAGTTGATCCGTACACGAAGCAAGGCATCGACGGCAAGCGTTTAAGAGCAGAACACCGCGAAATTGCGGAAAAATACACGACTATATCGCAAGTAAAAGGCACAGTCAAGATAACAATTCGGGAGGCGTAAGTTGGCAAAAGAAATCGGCAAATTTAACTGTACGTTCGAAAACTGCTTGACGGACGCGGACGGCTCGCTCGTGCTATCGTTACGCGTCGCAAAGGACGAAACGTACCCCGCCAAGCAAACAGCCGCGACGATACGCACGGGGCTTGCAAACGGCAAAGAACGGCTCACAGTGGCGGTCGAGTGGTACAAAGAAAAGCGGAGCTTGAATGCGAATGCGTACTTCCACGTTTTAGTTGACAAGATAGCCGAAGCGATGCAGCTCGGCGCGGACGAAACAAAAGTGAAAATGGTGCTTGAATACGGCACAATAGCAACTGAGTGCGGCGAGCCGGTAATCGTAGCTTTACCAAAGAGCGCGAACGTAGCGGACTACTACAAGTACGCGAAATGGATTGCCGATTTCACGGCGAAGAACAAAAAGCCTTACAGTCAATATGTTTTCTACAAACATACGCACACGCTCGACAAAGCGGAAATGAAGCGGCTTATAGACGGGGTTGTGTACGAAGCAAAAGAGCTTGGCATCGAAACGAGAACGCCCGAAGAGTTGGCGAACCTTATCGCCACTTGGGAGGCCCAACCGTGAACGAGCGGACAAAGGCGTGCGCAATAAGCAAAGCGACCAAAGACGCAGTATATAAGCGCGATCGCGGACAATGCGTGCTTTGCGGTAAGCCCGGCTTACCCGAAGCGCATTACATACCGCGAAGCAAGGGCGGGCTTGGCATAGAACAAAATATCGTGACACTATGCCGCCCGTGCCACGATTTAATGGACAACACAACAGCGCGCGACAGCTTGCTTAAGCGCGTAAAAGAACACCTTGACTTGTGGTATCCGGACTTTACGGACGCCGACAGAATTTACAAAAAGGAGCAATCATGAACAAAATAATTTTGATAGGAAATCTCACCAAAGACCCCGAGAACGCGACAACGCAAAGCGGCGTTAACTTCACCCGATTTCAAATAGCGGTCAACCGACCGTTTACGAATTCGGCGGGCGAGCGTGTAGCGGACTACTTCGACGTTATCACTTGGCGACAGCTCGCCGATAGGTGTGCGAAGTACCTATTCAAGGGAAGCAAGGTCGGAATTAACGGCTCGGTGCAGCGTAGGCAGTACGAGGACCGCGACGGCATAAAAAGGACGTCATTCGACGTTGTAGCCGACGAGGTGGAATTTCTTACGCCTAAAAGCAACACAGCACCGCGAAACGATAACGATTACCCCGAACCGCCGCGAAACGATATGCAGCCCGTAGACAACGACGACTTACCGTTTTAACGGAGGGATCGAGTAATGGCAGAAAGGCGAATGTTCGCAAAATCAATAATCGACAGCGATGCGTTTCTCGATATGCCGCTTTCGGCACAAGCACTATACTTCCACCTTTCAATGCGAGCGGACGACGAGGGCTTCCTTGGAAACGCAAAGCGCGTGCGCTCTATGATAGGTGCGAGCGAGGATGACTTCAAGCTACTAATCGTAAAGCGCTTCGTGATCGTGTTCGAGGACGGCATAACGGTAATTCGGCATTGGCGAGTACACAACATTATTCAAAAAGACCGCTTCAAAGAAACGATATACGTTGACGAGCGAGCGCGGCTCGGTTTTGACAAAAACAAGACCTACACCGAGTGTGTGGAAACACCTTGTATACAAGTTGGAAACGAAACGGAAACACAGGTTAGGTTAGGTAAGGGTAGTTTAGGCAAGGAAAGGTTAAGTGAAGAGAGTGCGTCGCCGAGCGCCGCCGCTTCTAATTCCCGATTTGTGAAACCTACGCTCGAAGAGATAACCGAGTATTGCCGATCGGAACGCAAAAACAACGTAGACCCGCAAGCATTCTTCGACTTTTACGAAAGCAAGGGGTGGCGCGTCGGCAACCAACCCATGAAAGATTGGAAAGCAAGCGTCCGCACTTGGGAGCGCCGAGAGAAGCCGAAAACGAAGCCGTCAGATAAGCCGAGCGGCGACAAATACAAACGCGAGGACTAACCGATGCAAAGCATTCAAGAAGCTATGAGCAAAGCCTTTGGTGGTTCGGACGAGATAACGCTGCGCGACGATGAATACTTGGGCGACGACGGACTGCCGTATTGTAAAAACTGCAAAACGACGCGCGTGTTCGTAAGCGCCGACAAAAGTTTTACGGCGCGGTGTTCATGCAAATGCCAAAGTGAAGCCGAAGAACAGCGACGAAAAGAAGAAGCTCGGCAAAAAGCGCTCGAAGCGTTTAACAGCCGCCGCAACCTTTCAATGCTCGGCGCTCGGTATAGAAACATACGGCTCGAAAACGCGACGATAACCGAGAACAACAAAGACGTGTACGCGAGATGCAGCCGGTACGTTGAACACGCGAAAGAAATGCGCGAGAATAATATCGGCTTGTACATATACGGCGACAACAGCAGCGGCAAGACTTACCTAACGGCTTGCATTTGTAACGAGCTACTGTGGCAAGGCTATCGGTGCATCTACACGAACCTTGCAACGATATTGAGCGAAATACGCAGCAGCTACGACGGACAAGGAATGGGCGAGTGCGAATTGCTAAACCGCTTGCAAGCATACGACTTCGCGTTCATTGACGATTTAGGCAAAGAGTTTATCGGGCGCGAGTTCAATGCGAGTTCTTCCAAATGGGCAGAAGAAAAACTGTTCGAAGTGATTAACGCACGGTACAACGCGCAAAAGCCGACCATATTCTCGTCAAACTACGAGATAAGCGCGCTTGCAAGCGAGCTACGGCTTGATAAGGCGATAATTGAGCGCATCAACGAAATGGCTACGCGAGTTTTGAAGCTCGACGGCGACGACTTCCGCTCGGCGGTACGCAAGGACGTGAACGACGTCGCCAAAAAATACGGCATATAGCCGAAAAATAATAACGGAGAAATAATCACATGAAAAACAAGACCAAAATCAGCGGCACAATCGAGATCGAGATTGCCGGAATAAAATACAGCGGCGCGGTAGAGCTTACGGAAGCGCCGAGAGCAACCGCCAACAAACCGCAGTACAAAGCGTGGGGCGTTCGGATCGACCGCGAAAACAGCGACCCCGAAGAAGCTGTCGAATACATAGGCGAGGCGGCGGGCTATATACCGGCTGACGGAACGGAGCCGGGCAGTTGGGCTGATAACCCGGTATTCGCCAAGATAAAGCCGTGCTTACTGTGCAACGGTAAGGTTGTAGATTATTTAGACCCGAACGATTACGGACGCACGGCAGACGGCGAGCCGATCGGAAAAATGCGTGCATACTTCGACACTATGGTCGAGTTCGGCAAGATATTTTACCGCATACGCAAAGACGAGCGCTATACATACGTTGAGATAACGGACGATGCGCGTTCGCTCGCTGACGGCTTTACCGACTACGCATTCAGCTACAAAGGCAAGGTGCGCGACAAGTTCTATATCGGAGCGTACAAGGGGCATATCGTAGACGGCAAGTTGCGCTCCATAAGCGGCGTTTTACCGGAGAGCCGCAAAACAATAGGCGCGTTCCGAACCGCCGCCCAAGCGAACGGCAACGGCTACGAAATAACGCCATTCAATAAGCTAACGCTTTTACAAGCGCTGTATGTAGTTCGCTACAAGAGCCTTGACAGCCGTGCCGCGCTCGGCAAAGGTTATACCGAAGCGGACAGTTACGCACCCACCGGCAACACGGACGAGGACGGGCTGTACTTCGGCAACCAAGACGGCGAGCGACAAGTTAAGTGCCACGGCATCGAGGACTTGTGGGGCAACATTTTTGAATGGGTAGACGGCTTCGTTACGACCGACAAAATCAAAATTGCGGACGGAAACTTCAACGACAATGGCGACGGCTACGAGATAGCGGCTGATTTGCCGAATACGGTATGCGGCGCGATAACCGATATACACGGCGACAACAAGCTCGGTTTTGTACCGAAAGAAGCTGACGACGATTTGTGCGCGGGCGAAGCGTACTACTGCAATTACGGTTCGACGTGGAGCGACGGCACAATAAATCTACCGTATTTCGGGGGCGTTCGTTCGGATGGCGCGTTTGCGGGGGCGTTCTGCTTCAGTTGCAGCTTTTCGGCGTCGTATGCGAGTGCGATTTTCGGCGCGCGCCTTTGCTTTTGTGGGAACGAGTGAGCCGACGAAATGGGTACGAATTGGCGACAGCTAAAAGCAATCGAATCGAAGAACAAGCAGCGCATACTTGCGGTTTGTCCGGACGTAAACGACGAGAGCGGTGTCTACATTCTAACGCGCTACGAGAGCGGCTTCAAATACGCATACGTCGGGCAAGCAAAGCGATTACTGACGCGGCTCGTGCAACACTTGAGCGGCTACCAACAGCATATCGACCTTTCGATAAAAAAGCACGGACTGTATAGCGAAACGAACCCGACCGGGTGGAAAATCGAATACGCTAATTGCCCCGAAGAGCAGCTCGACAATAACGAGCGGTTGCTGATAAGCGACTATGCAAATCGGGGCTATCAGCTCCGCAACAAGACAGCCGGAGGGCAAGACAGCGGCAAGTTCGGAATAGCGGACAACCGCCCCGCAAAAGGCTACCACGACGGATTGCAACAAGGCTACGAGAACGCACGAAAGGAAATCAAGCATTTATTCGACTTGTACCTTACGGCGGTTATAACGGCAAATAAACCCACCAAAAGGCACGAAAACGCCTTACAAAAATTCTACGACTTTATAAACGGAGGACCAAAACAATGACAATAGAACAATTAAAACAAGCCCTTGACGTATGCAGTGAACACGAAGCGTGCGAGAATTGTCCGGCGCGCGAATACTGCGGCGATTTGGGAATAGTAACCGGTGAAGCATTGAGCGCAATCGAAAGGCTCGAAGCTGAAAAGGAAATTCAAACAGCACCGGAAAGCGACAACAATCAATCGGAAATACGCTTGATAATTGAAGCCAAGCCGCCGTTTGTGGAAATAGTAAAAGTGCTTGCGGACACATTCGCGTTTGATACTTCCGAAGAGCTAACCGCAATAGTAAATGAAGCTCTGAGCGAGGACGAAGAATTAAGTAAATTATTTTCGGTTAGAGTGGAGGTCGCGGGCAAATGAGAGAAATACTTTTTAGAGCGAAAGCAATCAACCGCGATCCCCGAATGCAATACCGCACGGACTACAAAAACGGCGATTGGGTTTATGGGTTAGTAAGCAGCGATCGCAAATACCACGACACTCACTTTACAGAAATGACGAACATCGACGGCGTAAGCGGTATAGACGTAGACCGTGAAACTGTTTGCGAATATACGGGGTTAACTGATAGAAACGGCGCAAATATATTCGAGGGCGATATTGTCAAAATAACCGACAAAATCGTTGACGCGACATATTACGCGCGGGTTGAATTCGGCAACCCTAACGCACAGTATAATTGGGGCTTTCAGTTAGTACCGTTATGTAAAACGCCGTTTGCAGTAGATATATTGCATTGGGTAGATATGGAAGAAAGCGGGGCTTTTATTGAAATTATAGGCAACATATATGACAACCCCGAGCTTTTGGAGGTAAAGGAATGAGCGGGCGCGAATTAAAGCCTTGCCCGTTTTGCGGAGGTACCTCGCTGAAAATCGAAAGCAAGCACAACGGGCAATGGAGCGACACGGGAACGCACAGCGCGACGGTTCGGTGCAATAAGTGTCACGCGAGAGGTGGCACAGCAAGCAGCAAGGCGGGCAAGAATGTTTACACAGCGAGCGAGGAAGCCAAAAACAAAGCGATCGAGCTTTGGAACGGGAGAGCATAATATGAGAGATATTATTTTTCGCGGCAAAGACAAGGACGACGGCAAGTGGTACGAGGGCGCATATAGGCGGTATGACGATACAACATATTGCTTCAAAGAGGACTGCGACCGCCACCCCGAAAACACGCACCACACAATCGTTTTTTCGCGTATGACCGATTGGGGTTTACCGAACCAACACTTACAAGCCGAAGCGATACCCGAAACTGTCGGGCAATATACGGGCTTGCAAGACAAGAACGGCAAAAGGGTATTCGAGGGCGATATTTGCAAAGTGGTGTATCTCGACAAGCGATGCAGCTCAAGCGGTGAACGCTACGAGGGAGAATTTGAGCTTATAGAAGAAGTTGCGTTCAAAAACGGCACGTTCTGCTTTAAGACAATGATTGAAGATATCGCTATGTACCGTCCGATCGGCTTTGAAATCTACGAAAAGCAAAAAATAAAAGATTTTGAAGTTATCGGCAATATACACGACAACCCCGAGCTTTTAGATTATGACGGTTCAAATACATAAAGGCGATTGCCTCGAAATAATGCCAAGCATACCGAACAAATCGGTCGATATGATACTTTGCGATTTACCTTATGGAGCAACGCAAAACAAAACAGATAAGCGAATATCATTCGACTTGCTATGGAAGCAATACAAGCGAATTATAAAAGATAACGGTTGCATCGCGCTCTTTGCGCAAGGCAAGTTCTATGTAGATTTAGTCAACAGTAACAAGCGAATGTTCAGATACGATTTAGTTTGGAATAAGGGGCTTACAACGGGCTTTCTAAACGCCAAACGAATGCCGTTACGACAGCATGAGCAAATAGCAATTTTCTATAAAAAGCTGCCTACATACAACCCACAATTTACGCAAGGGCAACCGCAGCACAGCAAGGGAACAGCATACAAAACCAAAGAGCTGCGAAACGACAATTACGGTAAGTACGATGCGATTGAAGATACCCGCAAAGGGGCAACCGAAAAATACCCGATAAGCATACTGCAGTTTGTAAAGCCGCACCCGAGCAAAGCGCGACACCGTACAGAAAAGCCCGTAGCTCTCCTTGAGTATTTAATCAAGACTTACACCAACGAGGGCGACACCGTACTTGATAATTGTATGGGCGGCGGGAATACGGGCGTCGCTTGCGTAAACACCAACCGCAATTTTATCGGCATCGAAAAGCAAGACAATTACTTTGAAATTGCCGAGCAGCGCATACAAAATAGCCGCTCAACCGTTCCGTGTGAAGCGAGCCACGAAATCGAACCGCTCAAGAACCAAATAAACATATTCGACATTTTAGGGAGCAACCAATGAACCAAATCAGCTTTTTTGACGGTACGCAGCCGTTCCGAAACAATAAGCCGATACGCCTTATAGAGTTATTCGCCGGGTACGGAAGCCAAGCGCTCGCGCTGAAATATCTCGGCGTACCGTTCGAGCATCACCGCATAAGCGAGTGGGCGACGAAATCTATACAAGCATACAAGGACATTCACGCCGCCGCCGATCGTGCCGACTATTCAGAAGAATTGACGGTCGACGAAATAAAAGCGTGGCTCGTCGGCAAAATATCGCTCGACTACAACAAACCGGCAACCGAAGAGCAAATCAAGCGGTTTAGCGAAAAGGTCGTGCGTTCTATATATAACAATATGCGAGCGACGCGGAATATCGGCAGTATCACGCAAGCCGCCGCAAGCGACTTGGCGATAACCGATACCGACAAATTTCTTTATATAATGACGTACTCGTTCCCTTGCCAAGATTTGAGCGCAGCGGGCAACGGCGCCGGAATGAGTAAGGGAAGCGGAACGCGCAGCGGGCTATTATGGGAGGTCGAAAGGCTTTTGAGCGAGTGCCACGAGCTGCCGCAAGTGCTACTTATGGAGAACGTACCGCAAGTTGTGGGCGGCGGCGCGATAGCGGACTTTGTACAATGGCGCGAGTTTTTGGAGCGGTTGGGTTACAAGAATTACCACCGACTAATGAATGCAAAAGACTTCGGAATACCGCAGAACCGCAACCGTTGCTTTATGATAAGCATACTCGGCGACTACTACTATACATTTCCGAAAACGCGAGAATTAAAGTATCTATTGAAAGATTTTCTCGATCGGCACGTTGACGAAAAGTATTACCTTACCGATGCGAAGATAGAAATGTTCGAGAAGCACACGGCGAAGCAACAAGCGAAAGGTAACGGTTTCAAGTTTGATCCGACTGACGGGGGGGGGGGGGCCCCAAAACAAACAACCACCAGAACGGAGGAAAAAAGGACGGCAACTTTTTTTGTCGAAAACG